ATGGCTCGGTCCATTTCTTCTTCATACAACCCTTTTAAGTATTGTATGCGGTTTGGGGCTTTTTTAAGAGCAATGTAATAAGCTAAACCAGCAGCTAAAGCCGGGTAAAACCTGAAAGGCATCTCCATCGTGTTCGTAGGGCTATCAGCATCGTCCATACGAACTAAACGATCAAAAATAACTTGATCGGTACTGTTATTGGGGGTCGGCCACACGTTCATAACAGGAGTTATCTGGCGATCTACAAAAAACTGCGACACCCGCGACTCAGTAGTTTTTGTAGGGATATTTAAATATTCGTCCCGGCTTAACCGTGCTATACCATAATCCGTCCCATCTCGACGTAAGACAGCGTTTAGTACATCAATAGTGTCGGTATCCAAGGTATATGTACTCGTTCCTTGAATCATCGTTACCGTCGTTTGCTTGATAGTCCATTGATTCAAGCCCCGATTAGCCCAATCCGCCAGCATTAGATTTAAAGAGCGTTTAGCCGTGCGAATATCATAGCCCGTGCGAGCTACGATCCCACACCGCTCAAACGCCTCTTCTACATACTCAGTGACGTTTAACTCAAAATCTTTACTACCTGAAGTTGCCATAAAAATACCTTAGTTGTAGGGGGCTACTTTTACACCCCTTGTCCTTGGTTTACTTTTCTTCGGACCAGTTTTAATTTTCTCATTAGGATAAGTATTGGACTTCCAATCTTTTCCCATTGCTTCTTTTTTATGTGGGCTAATCGCCATATTAATCTCCTATTAGTCGTCTATATAAATCTTTGCGGGATCGTAATACCGCATCTGCATTATACTCGTCTTCATAACCCTTATAATACCCTAAAGGCTCTATTTTGTCTGCGGTTTCTTGTAGTAAACTTAAAGGTTGAACTAACATCAAAGCATATTCTTTATCTGTATTAGTTGGAAAAAGACTTCTTTTAAGTAAAGCATTTTCACCATCATTAGGGTGAAACCCTACTACCCACGCATCTTTATTAATAAACATGCCTTCTCCTATAGCTTCATTAAACCCTGAAATAAACTGGTGAAAAGCTTTAGCGTCTTCGTTAAAACAGGTATCTACAACAATAACCATATCAAAATGAGAGGGGTAACAGGAAACAACAGTGTATAAATCTTGGTAATCTGGGGCTGTTTTAAAAACAAAACCTACTTTATCATTTTTCCACGCGCTTCTAGCTTTCGGGCAAGCTGCTAAACCGTTAAAATTATCATTAGAAGATTCTAATGATTCTTCCGACCATTTTTTAATCTCAAAGATTATTTTCTGTTCTTCGGAAGTGTAAAAATCGAAAGCCATTTTATTAATCTCTTAGGGTAAAATAAAAATTAATAACGCTAAAACAAACGTAGCCAGTTGAATTGCCATACCGCTTATCAAAGCCCATATTTTAGCATCTAGTCTAGCTATATCTTTCTCAATATGAGCTAGATGATTTGTTTCTAACCGCTTTATGACCTCTTCTATTACACTAATCCTTGTATCCATCGAAACAAGGGTTTGTCGTTCTTTCTCGGTTGTCATATTCACCACGCTTTGCATGACCAATAACGAGCAGTAAAATTGTCATTGGCTGTGTTACATTTATGGCGCGATCTAAAACTCTTTCTTCTAGCAGGCTGTGATTTTTTAATAGTCATGTTTGGATCACCAAACCTAACTATTTTAATTTTGTCTCCTTTTCGAGCCAAAACCGCGCTTTTTTTACGTTCGTTGGGGGTTCTTTTTGGTTTGTTATAACCAGAAAAAGTTACCCCCCTATATGTTAAACGTCCCGAAGGCGTTTTTTGCACCTGTTTGGTTGTAGCCATTACTTTGCCCCAACCTTCGGTGTTTTAGGCATGAAACGCCGTCATCGAAGACATAATAGTTTGTGTATACACAACATAGCCCCCTGAATTAAACCGAATACCCTCATCAGGTATATCGGGATAAGCGTTTGTGTTAGCTGCTGCAACGGTGTTGAATTGCATCCCAATAGTCCCTGTTGCAGAGGTTTGACGGAATGTAACTGTTCCAGCAACTCCTGTGTTAACAACGTATAGACCGATTAACCGCATACTTCCCCGAAAGATAGGGGCTGCAATACTAGTCCCTGAACCTACCGAAACATTTCCCGCTGCTGCTCCACTGGAAGCAATTTGAGTAATTGTAGCAAAATAAGTGGTTCCTGTAGCAGTGCCTGTATTAGCACCTGTAATAACTTCAGTAACCGCTGTAGCTGTTTCGTCAGTTCCTGTAACTGTAAACGTAATTCCAGAATCATTACCCGCAGATAAGATTGTGACATTACGCGGCTGGTCAAAAGTTACTTCTCCCCCTGAAGAGAGGGAGCCATTAATTGTAAGGTCAGTGGCGCTACCTACAGTTTGAGCCGCACACACACCGTCTGTTACAGCAGTCGCGGCCTCAATAAAGGTGGCTAGAGCATCGGAACCCGACATATTAGTTCTCCTTCAGGCCGGATTATGATAAATTATTATTTTGCTGATACAAAATCGTAGCTCTGATTTCACCAGCAGAAGTAGCACCCGTGCTAGTCCATGTCAGTTTTAAATCCGCCGTTCCTGTATCTGCCCAAGCAAGCGCTCCGCCTGCTTCAGTTGTTGGATATGCGCGTCCAACTCCAGAAGCAATAGTAACTGAATAGGAATTAAGTAAGCTAGCGTTACCACCAACCGTATCTCCAATACTCAAAACGCAGGTAGCACCCGCCATTACAGTAGGCTTATCAAGCACTATATCAATAATTTGTGAGTTAGCTGGAATAACTACCGTCGTGGAATTTGCAGCAGAAGCTCCGCTCGCAAGAGTAGTGCCTGTTGAAAATGTCTGTGCCATTACAACTTGACCAGTGTTTTTTACATCTGTGCCGAGAGTTGTGCCTGTTGTGTTCTTGATAGTTCCAGCCTTGATAGGACCAGAAAATGTTGTCGTACCCATGTGTCACTCCTGTCGTGGGTTAATGTCTATTGCAGGTGCAATAGTCAGGGTTGTTTTACTATAGCCCAAAAAGAAAGGACGGCGCAAGGCCGTCCTTCCCACGAGCAAAAACAGAGTTTTATGCGCCGTCGCTACCGAATACGCAACGCCAGTCTGAAACACCGAACGAATATCGTTCACGCGCTTTAAACCGCATGTTACCAGTATCGAAGTCGCCTTCCATAGCTGTTCTTATCGGTGTACGCTCAAAGTGCTTGAACCCATTAGGAACGTCGGTTTTAATAAACCATCTGTCCGTATCGGTGAGGAAGTGGTTTACCACTGCTCCATCGGGGATCATGCCCATTGATTTGGTGGCATTAATATCATTGTCTGCCGTACCGGGACGTAAGTTTGAGTTAATTAAGCGTTCTGCTATAAACTGAAGTTCTTTTGGAATTATAAGTTTCATTCCACGAACTGCAATTTTTAGACCACGTTCGTCGGTCATTCCAGCAATATCAATCAACATCTGCTCTAATGAAGTTTCATTAAGATCAGACGCAACAGCTAGTTCGTTGCGTTGGTTACCTGATAAACTTGGATGTGCCGAAGAACACAAAGCAGCACCGTCACCGATTGGGTTAGCGGTATTAAAGGAGTTGTTTAAAACTGCCGCTGCTTTAATTTGCTTAGTCTGTGACATTGAACGAGCTAAAGCACGAGTATAACGAGAGGCAAGACGATCATAAAGATTATCTTCTATCGCTTCTTCTGTGATGCTGAAAGCAAGTGCAATGGTTTCCGCAGTATAACGGGCCGTATAGGTTTCCTGTGCGTCGTCAAAGGAAATAGCACTTCCTTCACTTTTCACGGGAGCCGAACCAAATCCTGATAGCATCACCTCTTCTTCAAAAGCCCGATCTGAGGACTCTTCTTCAAAGATTTCTGCTGATTCGTTATCGTAACGGTCATATTCCAACCCAAACAAAGCGTTAAGGCCGGGTTCTAGTTCCTTCGCAAGTTGAGCGCGAGAAATAGCCATGTTCTATCCCCTTCCTATAAGCCAGTTGTCAGGGAGGTGGTCTGAGAATCAAACCTACTCGCTGTGGCGTTAAAGTGAGCGTTCAGGCGAACAATCATAGGGATACCAGCAGCGGTATAATCACTGTTTGCTGCTTCGTCTGCTATGCCTACAATGCGTAGCGGAAGAGTAGCCGTGGTGTTTATAGCAGAAACAGAAAGACCAGAGTTTGATCTGCCAGTGTCTGTTGAACCAGTTCTTGCTGATGTTCCTAATGACGAGTTTGCAAAAATAGCTGTGAGTGCAGTTGCACGGCTAGTTATTGTTGCATCCGTTGCCACCTGAAACAGTTGGTTTGGATTATCAGCAACAAAAGCAGTGACAGGATAGTTTGTGTCAACGCTTACGCTGCCTGATCCCGGCCAGTAATTCAACCAGACGGGTTTTTTTTGTGTAGCGTCTTGATAGTAAACGCCCATAAGGACACCAAGAGCGGGAGTCGTTCCGCCTGATGTAGCACCAGCTTGGTCTATGGTTCCTGCCGCAGTAGGGACACAGATTGAAAACTGATATATTGCATTGGTGTTATTAGAAGCTATTTCATACGAGGTCGTACCCGTAGTATTGGCTCCAGCACCAACTAATCCTATAGGACGAAGACCATAAGCCGAAGATTCGTTAGCCATTATGGTTTCTCCAAATAGGGCAGCGCACTTCTGTAGGTTAAACTACTTTCGTGGGCCACCGAAAGTTACACGAGATTGACGATCAGGTTTTCCAATCGTCATCGATGAATGCGAGTTCTCACGTTCCAAATCTCTATCTACAGCGTCCATTTGGTCGGCACTTCTAGTCTTAAAGTAATCCGTCCGTTCTTTCACTGTTTCTAGCGGAATGCGAGCCAGCAATAATCCACCAACACCAAAAACACCCTCGTATTTACCTGTTTCTATGACCGGGGCTTCAAAATCGGGGTATTCATCAGCACGTACTAGCTCATAGCCTTCACGTAACCTAGCTGAAATGTTTTTACGGTCATCAAAACCGCGCACTTCAGCACGAATCCACCTGTGTTTGTAACCTTCCGGTGCTGGCGGGGCATCCAGCATCGATGGGGGAGACCAAGGCTTACGCCTCTCTTCTCTCTCCCTAGAGTCTTTAGCGCGGGGAGAGCGTTTAATGCCCTCAAAAGTTTCTTTTTCAGACATCTTCTACTCCTTCACGTATTTCGCATATTCTTCTAGCGGCACACCCAGCTTTTTAGCTATTGAGACTTGGGTAGGGGTGAGTTTAACCCGATGTTTGCGCCCTGATGTAGTGCGGGAAACTCCGGCAACGCTCTGAGCGGGGCGTTTTGTGCCGTTCCCGTTGGAAAACTTGTGCGGAAACTCTTTTTGTATCCGACGATCTAACTCACTATAATACTCATTTGTCGATGGGTCAAATCCATCTTCTTCAACCAAACCTTTATGTATACCAAAAGCCGCAAAAGTCATGGCTTGATCTTTACCAAACCAATCGTTTTTTTCTGCCCAGTCCTCGGCTTGAGGATCAGGGGCTACTTCTGGTGGGGGAGCGGGTTGCTGCACATATTGCGCGGCCTGCTGTTGTCTTTGTTGAGCTACAGCTAATTGTTGTTTTGCGTTTTGTTGCGCTTGTGTATATTTATCAGCAGACACAGCTAACTGC